CCATAGAGACAATAACTATCTAAAGCAATGGGACGAATATTACCGTCTATGGCGTGGTATGTGGACCTCAGAGGACCAAAACCGCAGGTCAGAAAAATCTAAGATTATAACTCCTGCTTTACAACAAGCAGTAGAAGCTAGTGTCGCAGAGCTCGAAGAGGCTACATTTGGCAGAGGAAAATGGTTTGACATACAAGATGATATGTTAGACCAAAATAAACAAGACGTAGAGTATATACGCAACCTCCTACAAGAAGATTTAGAGGGAGCAGGATGTAAAGATGCTCTATGTGAGGTATTTCTTAATGGTGCGATATATGGCACGGGTATTGCTAAGATTATTACCGAAGAGAAAACAGAGAGAAGACCTGTAGAAGTCCCTGTAGAAGGAACACTTACAACAGCACGTCAAATAGAAAATTATTCTAGCGTAGATGTTAAGGTAGAGGCAGTATCTCCTAAAGAATTTATTATTGACCCTAGCGCTAATACTATAAATGAGGCATTAGGAGTCGCTCACGAGGTATATAAGCCTAGATATGTCTTATCTGAGGGTATGGATAAGGGTATATACAGAGAAGTCGATATATCGGCAGATACGGACGTCGTACAGGTAGGATATGACCCTGAATATATTCAAAAGGACGCTTCAGACCAAATTAAAATCTGTGAGTATTGGGTTCTTAAACTCTAAAATTGACACAGATGATTTTGAATATGATGAAGATGAGCTAGTAGAAGCTGTAGTTACTCTAGCTAATGACTCTCATATACTAAGAGCTGAAGAAAATCCGTTTATGATGGTCGACAGACCGTTTGTAAGTTATCAGCACGACATCGTCCCAAACAAGTTTTGGGGGAGAGGTGTTTGTGAGAAAGGGTATAATCCACAAAAAGCATTAGATGCAGAAATGAGAGCAAGAATTGACTCTCTAGCATTGACTACAACTCCAATGGTAGCCGCAGACGCTACTAGACTACCGCGAGGCATCAAACTAGAGGTGCGTCCCGGTAAAACTATTCTTACTAATGGAGACCCAAGACAGGCTATTATGCCTCTCACATTAGGTCAGACCGACCAACATACCTACAATCAGGTTGCCTCGTTGCAAAATATGATTCAGATGGGTACTGGAAGTGCTGATATGGGTGTTCCGGATAGAGCCACTTCAAGTGGTATGTCTATGGTTCAGTCTGCAAGCATTAAGAGACAGAAACGTACTCTTATGAACTTCCAAAATACATTCCTCATACCTATGATTAACAAAAGTATGTGGAGAAAGATACAGTTTGACGTAGACAGATATCCTGTTACTGATTATAAGTTCGTCCCTTACTCTACTATGGGTATTATGGCTAAAGAGCTTGAAATGCAGCAAATGGTACAAATGCTCCAGTCAATTCCGAAAGACTCTCCAGCTTTCAATGTCCTGTTGTTAGCTATCTTTCAGAACTCTAGTATCCATAATAGAGACCAAGTGGTACAATCACTTATGCAAGGTTTCCAGCCGAATCCTGAACAACAACAGATGCAACAAATGGCTCAAGAACTGCAAATTCAGCAGTTACAAGCTGATATACAGAAGACATTAGCAGAAGCACAGGAAGAACAAGCTAAGGCTATGAAGCATCAAGCAGACGCAGGGTCATCACAGCCACAGAATGAGCTAGATGTCCAAGAGAGGATTATGGAACTACAGAAGAAAATGATGGAGCTAGAAAAAATGAAGGCTGATATTGAAAAGCAGTATTCAGAGACAGCTAGAAACATACCTGAAATAGAACACCTACAATCGGAGACAGCATTAAATTATGCAAACGCAGCTAGACGACCAAACTAAACAGTTTTATAGGGCTAGACAAGATTTAATAGAGCAAGACGGATGGAGAGACTTAGTTGAAGAGCTAAAAAATCTCGAAGAAATCTATAATAAATTAGACTCAATAGAGTCTGAAAAAGACCTTTGGTTCTCTAAAGGTCAGTTGTCAATTTTAAGGCAAGTAATTTCTTTAGAAGAGGCAACTAAACTAGCGGTGGAAGAACTAGACATATAGCCCCACCATTTTAATAACTTCATAACCCAAATGGGCGGAGAATAACAATTATGAGTAATATAGTAGTGGACGCTGAGGCGCAAGTACCAGCAGATGTAGAAATTTCAAATGTAAATGACAGTACGATAACAGACACAACAGCAGAAGAAGCTATGGACCAAGTAGCTGAGGCAGTAGATGCCTCGGAAGCCACAGAAAGTTCAGATATGCCTTCTAAGTTTGCCGGAAAGTCAACACAAGAAATTATAGATAGTTATACTAACCTCGAAAAGGAGCTTGGACGTAAAGCCCAAGAAGTTGGAGAGCTAAGAAAATTATCAGATAGTTTCCTACAAGCTGAGGTAGCGAGAACAAAGCAAAATCCACAAGATAACACTCCATTAGAAACTAAAGATAATGATGTAGATTTTTTCGATGACCCTAATAAAGCGGTCAACGATATGATTGAAAATCACCCTAAGTTTCAAGAGTTTCAACAGTTTCAAGCTCAACAAGCACAAGCAGGAGCTGAAGCAAGGTTGAAACAAACACATCCTGATTTTACTGATGTTATAAAAGATACAGCATTTCAGGAATGGGTACAAGATAGTCCGATTCGTATGCAAATGTTTCAAGCGGCTGACGCTTATAACTTTGATGCAGCTAACGAGTTACTGACCAACTGGAAAGACAGGTCTATGATTAGTAAGACGCAAGAAGTCAAAGAGAAAGCGGAAGTAGAAAGAAAAGAAGCGCTTAAAGCAGGAACAGCAGAATCGAGAACATCTTCAGGCTCAGGCAAAGGAGGTAAGACGTTTAGACGTGCTGACCTAATTCGCTTAAAAATGGAAAACCCTAATCGGTATGAGTCATTACAAGATGAAATATATGCGGCTTATGCTGAAGGTAGGGTTGTTTAATAAAATGCTAATATAACTTATAGGAGTTAATTGAAATGGCAAATATGACAATCACGACCGCAGCGGCGTTCATTCCTGAAATTTGGAGTGATGAAGTTGTTGCGACGTATAAAGCAAACCTTGTTGCGGCTAATCTAGTTCGTAACCTAAACCACGCAGGTAAAAAAGGCGATACTATCCACATCCCAACACCGGGTCGTAACGCTGCAAGTGCAAAAGTTAAAGACGCTACTGTTACTTACGTTACTGATACAGCGACTGATACAGCAGTAGTTATTGACAAGCACTTTGAGTGGTCAACTCAAATTGAAGATATTGCAGAGCTTCAGGCATTAAATTCAATGAGAAAATTCTACACCGATGATGCTGGCTACGCTTTGGCGAAGCAAGTTGATTCTCAAATCATTACTGACCTAGATGGTGCTTCTGCACTAAGTGGCGGTAATGCTGTAATTGCATCTGTAACAGATTGGGACGCTTCTATCCTAGTAGGATTGGAAGCTCTTAACGATAACGACGTTCCTCTAGAAGGTCGTGCTCTAGTTGTTACTCCTTCTTGTATGACTGCACTAATGACTGAAGAGCGCTTTACTGAGCAGCAGTTCATTGGTGATGGTAATGCAATTAAGACAGGTAAAATCGGTCAAATCTACGGTGTAGACGTTTATATGTCTACTCAAGTAGGTACTGGTAATACTGAGAAAGCGTTCTTGTTCCAAAGAGACGCTCTTGTCTTAGCAACTCAACAAGCGGTTCGTACACAGACACAGTATAAGCAAGAATATCTTGCAGATTTATTTACTGCTGATACTGTTTATGGTACTAAGGTTATTCGTCCGGGTTCTATCCAAGAACTTACGTCGTAAGTTTAACCACGGAGCTCTCCTCTTTATGGGGAGAGTTTCACATTAAACTTAGGAGAGAGAGTGCTATGAAATTAAGTAGAAGAAAAAGATGGGCTTTAGCGGTATTACGAAGAATTAGGAGATTGTAAACAATGGCTATTGATAGAGGGTACGGAATTGCTACATCATCAGTATTAGCTGACAGTTATGACTTAGATGCTCTAATTGCAGATACTGAAGCTGCCAAAGTTGCCGCACAAACAGCGCAAACTAACGCAGAGACGGCAGAAACAAACGCTGAGACAGCAGAAACTAACGCTGCCACTAGTGCTACAGCAGCAGCCGCTAGTGCCGCAAGTATAACAGGAGATGAAGCATCAGCAGCCGCTAGTGCTACAGCAGCCGCTAATAGTGCAACTGCAGCAGCTACAAGTGCAACTTCAGCTCAGACAGCTCAAACTGCGGCTGAGACTGCAGAAACTAACGCTGAGACTGCAGAAACTAATGCTGAAACTGCAGAGACTAACGCTACTACTCAAGCTACTAACGCAGCTTCTAGCGCTACTGCCGCTTCTAATAGTGCTTCTAGTGCATCTAGTTCAGCATCTACTGCTACATCACAGGCAAGTGCTGCTTCTAGTTCAGCATCAGCCGCATCAACATCAGAAACTAACGCTTCAAGTTCAGCGTCAGCAGCCGCTACAAGTGCAGCTAGTGCCGCAGGTTCAGCTACAACAGCTACTAATGAAGCGAGTACAGCAACTACAAAAGCTAGTGAGGCTGCATCATCAGCCACTAACGCAGCAACTTCGGCTACCACAGCAACAACACAGGCTTCTAGTGCTTCTACAAGCGCTACATCAGCCGCCGCAAGTGCCGCCGCAGCAGCAGCCTCAGCAGACGCATTTGATGAATTTAGGTGGTAAGGCTAGTGACCCATCAGTAGATAATGATGGTGATGCACTAACAGAAGGCGATATGTACTTTAACACTACATCGGATAGGATGAAAGTCTATACCGGTAGTGCTTGGACAGAAGTATCAGTAGACCCATCAACAGTAGTAACTAAGACATCAGCCACAGGGTCAGGTGCTCTGCCAGCTGGAACAACAGCACAGAGAGATGGCTCACCTTCTGCTGGTTTCATTAGATTCAACACAACAGATACAAGTGCTGAGATTTACGATGGTTCAGCTTGGAGTCCAGTAGGCGGTGGTAACACTACAGACAAAGGTCTTTACGAACACGCACATACCATATCAGCTAACTATAGCATCACGAGTGGCAACAACGCTATGACTGCTGGTCCGATTACAATCAACTCAGGAATTTCAGTTACGATTCCAACGGGTTCAACTTGGGTGATAGCATAATGAGTAAAGTTAAAATACAAGGTAACGCATCAGGCACAGGGGTACTAACTATAACTGCTCCTAATACGAGTACAGACAGAACGATAACATTACCTGACACAACAGGTACTCTGTTAGATGAGAACTCTAGCGTACCAGCAGCTAACCTAACAGGCACAGTTGCAGATGCTAGGATTTCAACTCTAACAGCTTCTAAATTAACTGGTGCTTTGCCAGCGGTTAGTGGTGCTAGTCTTACAGGACTAACTTCATCACAAATGCCATCAGGAAGCATTGTGCAATTTGCTAGTGATTTTGACGGTGCTTATATTAATCTTAATACTACATCTTGGGTAAATACTGCTTTATCAATATCCTTTACACCAAAGTTTTCAGATTCAATAATAATTGCGCAAGCTATTGTTAATATGTACACAGTAGGAGCTAGTACAACCCACGGAAATACTCGTTATCAAATATTAAAAGATGGTAGTGATTATGGAGAAGAATTTAATATTTATTCGGGTTATGGTGGAACAGAAGCATTAGTTGTTGGTCCAATGCCAGCTTATTATGCAGCAACTTCGGGAAGTACATCAGCACAAACTTACACAGTAAGGGTAAGAAATCCACAAAGTCCTTCAGGAGGTTCTCATAACCAATATAGTGGATTATCTTCTTTATTTCTTTGGGAGGTAAAAGCATAATGGACACAGGAGCTAAAATTAATAAAGCCATTCTTGAAATAAACCCAAATGCAGAATTTATTATTAGAGGAACTTCTGCATCGGCTTGTACAATTGATGGTATTGAATGGGAAACTGGAACAACTCCTATAGCTAATTCTGTTATTGAAGCAAAAATGATTGAAGTGCAAGCAGCTTATGACGCACAAGAATACGCAAGAAAACGCAAAGCTAAATACGATGCGTTAAATCAATTTGAATTAATCAGCGATGATTCTATTAATGGCACTACCACACACAAGGATGCCATATTAGCAATTAAGTCTGAGTTTCCAAAACCATAGGAGTAACGTAGATGGCACTAACAATTAATGGTACAACTTCAGGAGTATCTCTAAAGACTGACACTAGTAACATTGGACTAGGTGCTAACGCAGTAGACTCAATTACTACAGGTGACTACAATGTCGGTATAGGTGATGATGCTTTAACAGCTAACACGACAGGTGCAGAAAATACAGCAATTGGTTATCAATCTTTAAAAGAAAACACTACAGGTGCAGAAAATGTAGCGGTTGGAGAAGGTGCT